ACGGTCAACGTGTTCGTGACCGACTTCGGCACCCTGGAGTTCGTGCCGAACCGGCTGCAGCAGCTGAACGACCTCGCGACCGACACGGCGGACGTCTACGTCATCGACCCGCAGTACCTGTCGATCGCCTACCTGCACGGCTACCGCACCGAGCCGCTCGCCAAGACCGGCCTCGCGGACAACCGTCAGATGGCAGTCGACTGGACGCTCGTGGTCCACACCGAGAAGGCGCACGGCGTCATCGCCGACATCGACCCGACCCTGGCGGTCGTGGCCTGACGAAGGAGGAGGGGGCCGCAAGGCCCCCTCGGCCACCATGGCGAGAATTCGGAACAGGAGATCGGCGCCGGCAGCGGCCATCGACGTCGGCGGATCGACGCGCGTCGACAGCGTGATGCTGGTGCAGATCAAGGTCCCCGTCTGGCTGTACACGCACAAGGCGCAGCGTGGCGACGTGGTGACCGTCGACCCGGAACTCGGGTTGCGTCTCATCGAGAACGGACAGGCCGATGCCTTTGCGGGCTGAGTGGATCGGCGGCGGGATCCGCACGCGCGTAGTCGAGCAGCCCCACGAGGGGCTGACGTACGTCGAGCGCAGCACGGTGAACGAGCGCGAGATCCTGGAGACCAACGCGGAGCTGCGCAAGATCGAGCAGCGTAAGCTGGACTGGGGCCGGTGCGTGGCGTCCATCCCGGAACTCGACTTCCACAACCTGATGAACCAGTACCCCGAGCTGCGCAGCGGCGACAAGGTCGCGCGCAGCAGGGCAATGAACAGGATCCTGCGCGAGCACCCCGAGTGGTTGGTCGTCGACAGGTCGAAGCTCTGAGGGAGGCGACATGCCGTCGAAGACCCGGAAGCAGGCGAGGCTGATGGCGGCCGCGGCACACGACCCGAAGTTTGCGAAGCGCGCGGGCGTGCCGGTGAAGGTCGCGAAGGAGTTCAATCGGGAGGACGCCGGCTCCGGCATCCTTGGCGTGGGCAAGCGTGGCGGCCGGTTGCCGCCGAGCAAGGGAGGTAGGGGAAGATGAGCCGGTGCATGGGATCCAAGGCAGTGCCGAACGACCCGGCCCTCTCGCGGGCGTACTGTGAGGGCAGGGCGGCCGCCGTGAAGGGCGCGGCGTCGAATACCAACCCCCACGTAGCGGGTAGCCCAGCGAACGCCGCCTGGGGCCGCGGATGGGCCACGTACGAGGCCGCCGGGACCATCAGCGTGCGCGATTGTTGCGCCAACCCGATGAAGCTGGCGGCGCGGACGATGGCCGGCGTGGTCACCGACCTGTCGGTGGCGTTCACTGTCTCGCCCGCCATTCCCTGCGAGATCGACCCTGGCGACGGCTCGCCGCGCATCAGCGCGCCGGCCGGCACGGCGACGCACGTCTATGCCGCGGAGGGCACGTACACGGCGATCGCCTACATCGGCGGCCTCAAGCTGGCCCAGGCGACGGTGGACCCGGTGGAGCCTGCGCCGTGAGACAGCTCGTGCGCCATGCGCAGGGCGTCATCCATCGGCTGGTGCCGAATGGCGGCAATCGGCGTTGGCTGAAGAACGACCACTACTGGCGCGCAGAGCGCGCGGCAGAGGTTGGCGCGGTCTACCCCTGGAATCCGGCGGCAGCGGCCCTGCCGGGCGAGGGCGAGGCGAACCAGACGGACGGCTCGCTCATCATCCGCATCCACTGCATCGACCCGGGTGGCGTCAACTGGCGTTGGGTGCTGGAGTCGATCCAGACGTGGGACCTGATGTTCATCGGCACCGCGAGCGCGCGGGTGATCAATGCGCCGATCTGGAACGGCCTCGTCGCTCAGTTCAGCGTCGAGAACACCTGGGCACCACCGGCGGCCGGAACCTACAACATTCACTTCGAGCGCGATACGCGATGACCGAGCAGACCCGTGAGAGGCTCGATGCACTGCAGCTCGTCCTGGAGATCATCCGGGAGAACGGGCTGATCGTCATTGCTCTGGCTGCCCTCGTCTGGCAGGTCTGGTTCACCGGCCAGCTGCAGATTCACAACCAGGACCGCTGGCGCACCGTGGTCGACGGCTTCCGCGACGAGATCAAGTCCGACCGCGACACGCGCACGCTGCTGGTCCGCGACATGGTCGACAGGATCTCGGCCCTGGAGGCCCGATGCCAGGGCGTGATGAGCAGGGCCGGAGTGGAGCCGTGAAGACGAGCGACGCTGGCCTCGACCTCATCAAGAGCCACGAGGGGCTGCGGCTCGACGCCTACCTCTGCCCGGCCGGGGTCTGGACCATCGGCTACGGCCATACCGGCACGGCGCGGCCCGGGATGCGCATCACCAATGAGCAGGCAGACGATCTGCTGCGCCTCGACGTCGAGAAGTTCGAGGGGTGCGTGCGCAATGCGCTGCAGGTCGAGGTGACGCAGGGCCAGTTCGATGCGCTCGTGTCGTTCGCCTTCAACGTCGGCTGCGGGGCGCTGCGCGGGTCGACGCTGCTGCGGCTGCTGAACCAGGGCGACTTCGATGGCGCCGCCGCACAGTTCGCTCGCTGGAACCGTGGCGGGGGGCAGGTGCTCGCCGGGCTGGCGCGGCGCCGCGAGGACGAGCGCAGTCTGTTCGAGGGGGCGGCATGACGCGACGCTACACCGACCAGCTGATACAGGAGCTGCCGAGCGAGTTGCCGGACAACACGTCCGGCGCCATCACGCCAGCGGTGCTGCGGCAGATGATCACCGACGTGATTCAGTCGCTGCGCCCGGCATATGCCGGCGTCGGCGGCGACTATCTCGGGGCGCCGAAGCTGCTCACGCTGAACAACTCGTCCTGGACGGCGATCAACTCGGTCGGCCTGTACACCGCTGGCGAGGCGTCGAACGTAGACGAGCTGGGCTATGACGTGGCGTCCGGGGCGGTCGTCACCAGACTGGCCGGCTACAACCACTTCATCTCCGCCTCGCTGTCGTTCGAGGGGCCGAATGGCCGCCTGCTCGACTTGTCGATCGGGGTGAACGGGTCGCCGATCACGGCGATCGGGGCGATCGAATGTCTGGGCAACAACGTCCTGCAGAACTTCTCTGCCAGGATGTTCGCGCAGCCCCCGCAGAACGCGCTGCTGCAGATTCTTGGCAAGTGGTACACCGGAGCGGCCACCGACACGCTCCGCGTGCACATGGCGCAGATCGTTGGCGAGCTGGTGACGACGAGGTATCCCTGATGCCGCTCGAAGACTTGACTGGCAACAAGTTCATCCCCGACCTGAACGAAAACTGGCCGGCTGGGACCGACTACCCAGACGCCGGCGACGACCACATTCGCGGCGTCAAGAACGTTCTGAAGCGCCAGTTCCCGAACATCGGTCGCGTCGCGGTCACGGCGACGGCAGCGCAGCTGAACAGCGGCGGCGTGCCGATCGGCTCGGTGATGATCTTCTATCAGACCGCCCCGCCGACCGGCTGGAAGCGGTCGACGATCGACGCCACGCGCGCGTTGCGTGTCGTTGCGACGGCGACGGCTGGTGGCGGCTCGGGCGGGCTCGACGACCCGGTGCTCAACGACAAGGTCCCGTCGCACGCGCACGCGATCAATCTCACCTCCGGGGCGATGAACGCGAACGCGCAGCACACGCACGTCGCATCGGCCAGCGCGGTTGGCGACCACGTCCACTTCGTGGCATGGAATGGCCAGCGGACGGATGCCGCGGCGAATGGTGGCGCTGCCAGCTTCAACGCCATCGGCGGCAGCGTGAACTCCGGAGCCGCCGGCGCACACGGCCATACCATTAGCGTCGTGTCGACGAACACCGATCACAGCCACAACGTCGTTGGCGACTCGCAGAGCAACGCCAGTGCCGCGAACTGGGCGCCTCGGTACATGGACGTCATCGTCTGCGAGCGCGAGACGTGAAGACCTGCCCGCTCGGTCATACCTGCGAGACCTGCCTCTGGCAGACCCACCTGCGCGGCCACAACCCGCAGACCGGGCAGGAGATAGATCAGGTGGGCTGCGCTGTCGCGTTTCTGCCCGTGCTGCTGATCGAGAATTCGCAGCAGCAGCGCAGTACCGGCGCGGCGGTCGAGAGCTTCCGCAACGAGATGGTCAGGGGCAACGACGCGCTGCTGCAGCTGGCCTATGAGAGCGCCAGGGAGAGACTGACGTGAATCGTGGAGAGCTGGTCCTGATCGTCAAGGAGTACCTGAACCGGCCGAACATGTCGTCCGAGGCGATAGGCTCGATGATCGCGTCAGTCGAGGGCGAGATGAACCGCGCACTGCGCGAGCATCCGCGCAACGCGCGCCGCGTGACGACCACGCAGGCCGCCGGCGTTTCGCTGCTGTCGCTGCCGACGGACATTGTGCAGCTCGTGGAGCTGCGCTCCCCGCTCGGTACGATGACGCAGTATCCGCCGACCGGCCGGGCCCAGGCGGAGGGCGACGGTAACGCCTTCATCAGCTACGGCGACAGCGTCGAGCTGCTGCCGGCCCCGGCGGCCGACACCAGCTACAGTCTGGCGTACACGGCCATGCTTCGCCCGCTCGTCGCCGATGCCGATGCCAACTGGGTCAGCAAGTACTTCCCTGACCTGTACCTCTACGGGGCCCTGAAAGAAGCCGCGGTGTACCTCAAGGACGATCAGCGGCTGCAGTTGTGGCAGGCTGAGTTCCTGCGCCGCCTGGACGGCGTGCAGGCGCAGGGGTGGAATCAGAACATCGCGGCAGGTCCGCGCATCGTCATCGACTGATAGGGGGCGGAAATGGCAGCGTTCGTGAAGTTCCACGCATTCGTAGAGGCGGTCGCCGAGAAGAAGCACAACCTCGGGAGCGACACGCTCAAGGTCTACCTGACCAACGACGTGATCGACCCGGCCGGCGACGCCGTCAAGGCCGACCTCGCAGAGATCGCCGCCGGCAACGGCTACACGGCTGGTGGCGGGGTCGCGGCGCAGGCCTCGTCTGCGCAGGTGGGCGGCCTCTACACGCTGATCCTCAACGACCCGCCGACCTGGACCGCTTCCGGCGTCATCGGCCCCTTCCGTTCCGCCGTACTGTACAACGACACGGCGGCCAACAAGGACCTGATCGGCGCCTGGACCGACCCGGCCGGGCCGATCACGCTGCAGGCCGGCGACACCTACAAGGTCAACCTCGCTGACGCTGGCGTCCTGACGCTGCAGTAATGACGACTTACTACCTGTGGTCCGGGGCATCGGGTGCGCAGTCCGGCGCCAGCTGGGCTGACGCATTCACTACCCTGGCACAGGCGCTATCTGCGGCGAACGCCGACGGCGACCTGATCCTCGCGCACTGGGAGCACGACGGCGTCATTACCGCCGACACGACCTACAACATCGCGGCGGACATAGCGGTGATCTCGGTCGACAAGGACGCCGGCGACGCGCTTCGCCCGATGGGCGACGTCGGATACTTCGGGAACAAGTCTGCCGGCTACACGCTGGCCATGGCTGGCGCGAAGCGCGTGCTGTTCAAGGGCCTGTCGTTTCAGTGCGCCGGCACGACGGCAGACTTCATGCGGTTCGGTTCCGAGGGCTCGCACTTCGAGCTGGAAGACTGCCTGCTGTCGCAGCGCATCAACAACAGCACCGGGCGCATCCGCATCGGCATGCCGGACATGAAGTCGTACGTGAAGCTGACGAACTGCGTCGTGCGCACGCAGTATGCGGCAAACTTCTTCGACGTGTCAGGCGTGCTCGACATCGTCGGCGGACGGTGGGAGACGACCGGGGCGACGGCGCCGACCCAGCTCTTCGACTGCGATCAGGCCGACAGTCCCGGTGGCCGCGTGCCCGTCACCGGCATGGACCTGTCCGGCCTCGGGTACACGGTGCTGTCCGGCACGCCGTCCACCGGCACCCTGGTGGTCGACTTCACGAACTGCAAGATGCCGCCATCGTTCGGCTGGATCATCGAGCCGCCCAACCCATCGAAGGTCTACGCGACCGTGACGGCGGTGAACTGCTCGTCCGGGGATCAGCACTACCAGTTTTCGCACCATGACGCGCTCGGCGGCATCGACACCGTGAAGACGATCGTCGTCAATGACGCGCTCGACACGGGCGATGGCCCTGTCTCGTGGCGCATGGAGGGGCGTTCTGCGGCCTCCCGCATCGGGCCCTACGTATCGCCCTGGATCGACCTCTACCACGAGGGGGTGGCAACGCTCGCTCCGTACGTCGAGGTATTCCGCGACGGCGACACGACCCCGTTCGACGACGGCCACTTGTGGGTCGAGGTCAGCTACCAGGGCGACCCCGCCTCGCCGATGGCGTCTTTCGTCAACGACCGCTCCGAGCCGCTGACGCCGGCCGACCCGCAGGCGCCGAGCGGCAAGAGTGCGGCCGACTGGCTCGGGTCCTCCGGGACCGGCTGGGCCGGCGTCCTCGGGGTGTCCGGCGTGACGCCGGCGAGCATCGGTTACCTGCGCGCCAGGGTGATGCTGGCCGGGGCCGACGTCGTCTACGTCGATCCGCAGATTCGCGGGGTCTCGTAATGCCGGCCCGCGGCTCGCTATGCGGCGAGTGGGTGCAGGACGGCGGGGCCGTAAGCCGTGCGATTGGCGGCGTCTGGCTGATCGAGAAGCCAAGCACCACCGGGGTAGACCGGGTGCTGGCCGCAGACGGCGGCGCATTCTCCCTGGCGGGCGGCAGCGCGGAATTCGTCCGGACGTCCGCCAAGACGCTGGCGGCCGAGGCGGGCGCGTTCGTCCTGGCCGGCGGCGACGCGACGTTCGTCAGTACCGGGTCCAGGGTGCTGAATGCCGATGGCGGCGCCTTCTTCCTGCTCGGCGAGGATGCGGCCCTTGTCCGGACCTGGGCTCGCCTGCTTCAGGCGGGTGCCGGGGCGTTCGTCCTGACGGGCCGCGACGCAGAGTTTTCGCGGCCGATCGCCGGGGCCCCGCTTGACGCGGAAGCCGGGGCCTTCTTCTTCTCCGGCGCCCCGGCCTCGCTTGAGTGGGCGCGTCGAGAGGCGCCCTGCTGGAAGCCGGCTGGCGATCCTGCCTCGCCATGGGCCGACGCCGCCGCTGTTGCTGACCGCTGGGGGACCGGCGGCGCGATATGCTGCGAGGCAGTGGCGTGCCGCGCCGTGGCCTGCATGCCGCAGGCGGGGGCCGCATGGGCGACCGACGGCATCGGCAGTGCGCTAGTCTGCGGTGAGGGGCCGACGGTGCCCCCGCCAGAGGGCGGCCCTGGTGGTGGTGACGGGCCCGCGGCCGAGCGGGCATTCAGCAACGGGTACAGCACGGGGTTCGAGTGATGGCCGACCGTTTCGTCGATTACGAAACCAAGATCTGCGCAGACTGGCTGAACACCGTCGACGACGCCGTGTTCGACGCGCTCGGCTCGCCGGCGACGCCAGAACAGGCGCGCAGCAACATTGGCGCCGTCGAGGAGGCGCCGAAGGACTCGAAGCCCTACGTCAGGGTCAACGCCTCGTGGCAGTCGACGGCATCGTCGTTGCTGCACAACGACCTCGGCGGTCGCGATTCCGCTGACGCGCATTCGCAGGGCGCGATCACCGGCCTCAACGGGCGGCTCGCTGACATCGAGGCCAAGAACGCGGCGCAGGATGCACGGGACGATAGCCAGGATGCGGCAATAGCGGCCCGCATCACTGACGCGCCGAGTGATGGCAGCTTGTATGCCCGGCGCAATTCCGGGTGGGCCGCGTTCACCGTGCCGACCGCCATCACGGTCCACAACGACCTGACCGGCCGCAGCGCAGCTGATGCGCATCCGCAGTCTGCTGTCACCGGGCTGGAGGCGCGGCTCTCGTCTATAGAGTCAGTCAACACCAGTCAGGACGCCACCATTGCCGCCAAGATCGGCGACGCGCCGAACGACGGCAAGGAGTACGTCCGCAAGAGTCTCGCATGGGCCGTGGCGAGCAGCTCCCCTGGCCCGGCGTTCTACGGCTACGCCAGCACGCCAACCGTTGCCGCCTCCGGCCCCACGAAGGTCGAGCTTGAGGCGGAGCTGTTCGACACCGACGGCTGCTTCGCCGGCGGCCGGTTTACGCCGAACGTGCCGGGCTATTACCAGTTCAGCTTTTCGGTACAGATGGCCGTGCAGGCGTCGTTTCGCGGCGCACTGGCGAAGAACGGTGCCATCGCGGCCTGGGGGTCGCAGGCTGGCGATGTGACCGTCAGCTCTTGCGGGTCCGCGTTGCTGTACATGAATGGTACGACCGACTATGCCGAGTTGTTCGCGATCTTTGCGTCGGTCGGCGGCACGGCGGTCGAGGGCAAGGAAGTCACTTACCTCTGCGGCCACTTGGCGCGGAGGTCGTGATGCCAAGGCAAAGACTGCAGAACCTCGGCAGGTACGGGCTGGTCTCGGACCTCATTCCGTCACAGGCGCCGCCGGAGGCCTGGACCTCGCTCTACAACGTCATGTGCGAGGACGGCGCGCTGCGCTCGGTGAAGGGCGAGCGCAAGCTGTTCAACCTCGTTATCAGGCCGCTGTACCACGCCAGCTATCAGGGCCCGGACGGCAAGTGGTGGCTGATCGTCAGCGACGGCGCCCAGGTCTACGCCTACGACGTGGTCAACAAGACCGGGTCGAAGATCAGTGGCGACACGGCGTGGGCCGGCGGCTTCGTCACGATCACGAGCCTCAATGGCGTGCTCGTCGTCAACAGCGCGAGCGATGGCCCGTTCTACTGGGACTATGGCGCCACGCCGCCAGCGAACAAGCTCGTCGCCCTTCCTGGCTGGGACGCGAGCTGGCGCTGCCGCGAGATGGTCGCGTTCCGCTACTACCTCGTCGCGCTCGGCATGACCGAAGGCGGCGAGCCGTTCCCGCACAAGCTGCGCTGGTCGAACTCCGCGCAGGAGGGCTCGTTGCCCACCTTGTGGATCGCGGCGCAGACCAACGACGCTGGTGACGAGCTGATCGGCGAGACGCAGGGCAAGATCGTCGGCGGCCGCCTCGTGCGCGACTACCTCTGGATCGTCAAGGAGGACGCGATTTACCAGATGAGCTGGATCGGCGGCGAGTACGTCATGCGCGTCGACCGGATGCACGGCAGCGTGGGAACGCGCCTGCAGCGCGGCTTCGCCGAGATGAACGGCGGGATGGTCGTGTTCACGACGTCTGACCTGCTCTGGTTCGACGGGCAGCAGGCGACCTCTCTGGTGGACAACGTAGTGCGCAAGGCGCTCTACAGCTACGTCTCCGAGGAGTATTTCGACCTGTCTGCCGTGTTCGTGCATGCGCCGACGACCCAGCTGTTCGTGTCCGTTGCCGGCACCGAGAACGGGCAGCTCACGACCTCGCTCGTCTACCACTGGGTCGATCGCACCTGGGGCCACAAGGCCCTGGCGAACTCGTACGGCTTCGACAGCGCGCTCGTCAGCCTCGGCACCGCGAAAGAGGCCTGGGACGATCTCGGGCCCGCTGCGCCGTTCATTCCCTATCCGCGGTTCATCCAGGGCAAGACCTGGGACGAGCAGCGCGACGGGTCCTGGAACAAGGGCGTGTACCAGCCGTCGGTGCCGGACGTCATCCTCTACGAGTCCGACGAGGTGACCGACCCTGGCACGCCGCTGTGGTGGGTGTCGCTGCTCGCGATCGACAACACCAACAGCGCAGGGGATGAGTTGTTCTGTCAGGCGCAGCGCGTCGGACTGCCGATCGAGGGCGCCGACGGGCTGGCGATGATTACCGAGGTATGGCCCGAGATGACGGGCGACATTCCGGTGCGGCTGACGTTCGGCGCCCAGATGACGGTCGACGGCGACCTGCTCTGGGACGCCCCGATCGAGTTCATGCCGGGGCGCGACTTCTCGGTGACGCCGCGGGTCACTGGCCGCTGGCTGGCGGTCAGGGTGGAGTCGCAGTCCCGCGGCAAGTGGCGGCTGTCCGGGCTGACGCTCGATTGGCAGCGGGCGGGGGAACGATGAGAGGCACGCAGATCAGGCGGTATTACCCGAGCGCAGTCCCTGGCGACGTCAGCCTCGGCCTGCTCGACTGGCTGCGCCGCGAGTTCGCTGCCGTGTTCGAGGGCTTCGAGGGGCAGTGGAAGCTGCCCGTGCGGGCCGCTCCGCCGGAGCGGGTCGAGGAGGGCATGCTGGTGTACGCCGACGGCACGTCCTGGAATCCTGGCGGCGGCAAAGGCGTGTACGTCTGGACGGGAAGCGCATGGGCGAAGTTGTGAGCATGGCGCCGGCGGCCGAGGCCGATCCGGTCATCTTCGTGCTGCCGCAGAATGACCTGCGCGG